GTTGGGACGAAGCCACAACAGCATGGGTCTTAAATGACGCCTGAACTGCAAAAGTATTACGAAGATCGCTTTTCAATGATGGCCACTCAAGGGTGGCTTGATTTGATAGAAGATATTGACGAAATGGTAAACGCATTGAATAATCTTTCTGCTGTTGAAGACGAAAAAAGTTTACAATTCAAGAAGGGCGAGCTTTCTATCTTGCTATGGCTGAAAAACTTGCGACAAGTCAGCTCAGATGCTTATGAGGATTTAAATGCGCCGAATGTATGAATTTGCCTGTGAGAACGGGCATCGTATTGAGAAATTGGTTAGTTATGAGCTGACTCAAGTTCAATGCGAGTGCGGAAGGTTAGCCGACCGCATAATATCTGCTCCAGCGTTCAGATTGGAGGGTTGGTCAGGAGCATTCCCGACCGCCGCAGCCCAATTTGATCGCAAGCATCGAGAGAAACTCGCTGCGGAGCAAAAAGCGAACAGATAACCAGTAATGGCCTGTTTATGATCCTGGGAACCAAAAGATGGCAGGAAAAGGAAACCTAATATGTTGATTGACAAAGAAACTGAGTTGCCTAGTGAGTTAGAGACAGAGGAAGCCAAGCTAGACTCTACGATTGGCCATGACAAACCAGACCTTCCTGAACGGTATCGGAATAAGTCTCTTGAAGACGTTATGAAGATGCACCAAGAAGCGGAAAAAGTCATAGGACGCCAAGCGCAAGAAGTCGGCGAAGTGCGGAAACTGGCAGATGAACTTATTAAGCAAAACCTTAGTTCTAGGCAGCAACCTATTGCAGAGGCAGAGCCGGAAGTGGACTTCTATGAAGACCCACAAAAGGCAGTTCGTAATACGATTGATAGGCACCCTGACATCATTGAGGCTCGAAAAGCCGCATCGGAGTTAAGGGCGTTACAGACTCAGCAAAAGCTGACTCAAGCACATCCTGATTTTGAACAAGTCGTTCGAGATGAGGGGTTTGTGAATTGGGTTAAGTCATCACCGATTCGTTTGGATTTATTCAAGCGAGCTGACGCAGAGTTTGATTTTGATTCGGCGCACGAATTGCTGTCCACCTATAAAGAGTTGCGTGGAATTCAGACTAAGCAAGCGAACCAACAAGCATCAACGGCTCGCCAGCAAACGATGAAATCCGTACAAGTCGATAGCGGTGGAAGCGGTGAGAGTTCAAAAAGAGTTTACCGACGTGCTGACCTAATTCGGCTAAAAATGAATGACCCAGCCCGATATGACGCACTATCTGATGAGATTATGTCGGCGTATCAAGAGGGACGGGTCAAGTAACTTACTTTTGATCTAGGAGCATTAACATGGCAAATACAGCATTTTCCCCAACCAATAGCGTAACCGTATCGAGCGCAGGTACCTTCGTTCCAGAAATTTGGAGTGATGAGATTGTTGCTTCGTATAAGAAGAATCTTGTTCTGGCCAATCTGGTCATGAAGATGAACTTTCGTGGCAAAAAAGGCGATGTGATTCACATCCCAGCACCAACCCGTGGTTCGGCATCGTTAAAAGTAGCAACCGATGCAGTAACTCTGATTGCTGCCAGCAACACTGAAGTGCAAGTGACTATCGACAAGCACTATGAGTACAGCCGTTTGATCGAGGACATCGCTGAAATTCAAGCTCTGAACTCAATGCGTCAGTTTTACACTGCTGATGCTGGTTATGCACTGGCGCGTCAAGTAGATACTAACTTGGTTCAATTGGGTCGTGCATTTAACGGCGCAACAGTTGGCACCGACGATTATGCAACTAGCAACACCACCACTAAAGCCTTTATCGGCTCGAACGGTACAACTGCATACAACTCAACATCGTCGAACGCTGCTGCGCTGACTGATGCAGCTATCCGTCGCACAATCCAAAGGTTGGACGACAACGACACACCAATGGACGGTCGTTTCTTTGTTATTCCTCCATCAAGCCGCAATACATTGATGGGTCTGGCTCGCTACACCGAGCAAGCATTTGTCGGTGATGGCAATGCAATCCGCAACGGCGAAATCGGTAACCTGTACGGTATCCCTGTGTTTGTTTCGTCAAACGCTGATACTGGCGCTGGTAACAGCACTACAGACCGTATCTGCTTGATGGGCCACAAGGATTCGATGGTTCTGGTTGAGCAAGTTGCGGTTCGCTCGCAGACTCAGTACAAGCAAGAATACCTCGGTACCTTGTTCACTGCTGACACTCTGTATGGCGTCAAAGCAATGCGTACTGCGGCAACTGTTGGCGCAGCCCTGTCGTCTTCGGCATTTGCCTTGGCCGTACCTGCCTAATTAAACTCCCCGTCTTCGGGCGGGGGTTTTTAACCTAATTAGGAGAACTACTATGGCAACAGCTTCAGCAGTAACTGTACGCGCAGGTAACGATCAATTTCGTGGCCTGTTTTCTGATACGTGGATGGTGACAGCCACACTTGACGCTGGCTCGCTTGTTGATGGCGCTGGCGAAACTGATGACGTAACCGTCCCAGGCGTTGCCTTGGGCGATATGGTCATTGGCGCATCATTGGGCGTGGATTTAGT